GATGATGAGGAATTGTATTGTGCACCAACACAGTTGTACAATTCTGACATTGATGATCCTGAAGAAGAGGAGAAAGAAGAACCGGTCTTGCCCCTGAATAAGACCCAATTTATTAGGAACCCACATGTGCGAATGACTCCTTTGGATGAAAGACCGCATAAATTTGTTAAAGGAAAGAAGATTTATTTGAAAAAGAAATAAAGAATAAATGTTTTCTTTGATCTTGTTGTTGTTGTGGTTGTTGTTGTTGTTGAGTTGCGTTTTGTTGCTTGTTGTGGTTGATCGTACCGGCTTCCGGCTGGCTGGCTGGGCCGCTCCCACCCTTGGGGGGGTGATCCTTCGTAGCGGATCATGCTGTCCCGCGAGCTTGGCAGCTTGCTGCCAAGGAGGATAAAAAGTTTTCGAAGAAAACTTTTTATCCACTCGCGGTGACCATCTACTCAGTAAGTCATTTACATCTTATCGGAGCCGGCGGAGCCGGCGTCATAAATACTTTCAAAGTTTACATCGTTCCAACAAAGGAATAAAATTCTTTATTTATCATTGTACCGGAGTCTGAATCCTACTGTTGCAGTCCATGTTGCATCGGTACCTTCACTAACAAATGCAGCGTATAATGCTCCTGTAGCTATGTCCGCAATTGTAGTGGGATTTGATGTACTTTTGTAGTGAGTTCCTAGCCCCCTAAGTTTGATGAACTCATTGATTTCAAAAGGTGTGCCATCTCCTGGAAAGGCTGGACCGTTGGTAAGAACACCTGCTGTATTGGTGCAAGTTGGTAGGAAGAATTCCATATCTCTAATGATTACGAATCTGTCTCTATTGTCTAGGTTGATTTCTGACATGCCTGAAGTTGATGCTGTACCGACTTGGCTTCTTGATTGGAGAATGTCTGCGATAATTGGTAGAGCTCCTACTGGTTGTCTATCGTAGACTATCAAGATACGAGCAAGGGACTCCTGAACGGATGTGGCTTGATTTTGTATGATACCTCTCATGTGAAGGTTCTTCATTTCTGTCCTTGCTCCAACCCTGTTGAAGAATCCAGTACCAGCTTGGACACCGTTGAGGAGAATGATGTTGCTAGCAACGCTGGGTTGTTTTAGGTTGTACGCGGCCAGAGCAATGTCTATAGCTTTGATTTCTGCTCCAGTAGGAACGAAGTTCCCCGGTAATGGCTTTTGAGCGTACACGTGATCTGCGTAAGGTCTTTTGTTTGTAGATCTAACTGGTATGTAGGCCCCGCCTACAGCTCTCCTCTTCTTCATTGTGGTTGTTTCCTTGTTGCTGCGTTGTCTCTTAGACATTTCTGTGTTTCTAGCCACTAAAATAAAAAATAAATAGTAACAAAGTAACCGAAATAGGTCGAAGATATTTGACACTGTGAGGTGGAGGTATACTATTACCCTCCACCTCCTAGTGGCAGTGGCTAGTGGTTAAGTTGTGACTATGTCAACAATCTTATGTAACCTTGGACTGATTGGGACCCGAATGTTGGTCTACTGCCAACATCTGGGATATGAATGTCCAAGGTTGTTGTTGAGTTGCGTTTTGTTGCTTGTTGTGGTTGAAAGGCCACCTTGCAGCTTGCTGCAAGGTGGACACGGGGCCTTGGCCCCGTTCGGAAATGACGCCAGTGGTGCTTGGTAATCCATTATTGGATTTGACACCACCGTGAACGTCACTTACTTCAGCTAACGTGAACGTCACTTGTTCAGCTAAAATGAACATCACTTTTTAACGGCTTTAAGCGTGCGAGCACGAGTCCCGTGTGCATTAATATCTCGGAGTATCATGGAGGCTGGTGGTCCTGCTCGTAATACACGCAATGGTACACGTTATTCTCGCATATGTTTCACTATAAACAACTGGACAGAGGAGGAGTACACGGCTTTGACTGAATATGCTGCTAGATGTTGGAAATGGTGTATAATTGGTAAAGAAACTGCGCCTGATACGGGTACTCCTCATTTACAAGGAGCTGCGGTGTTTGGTAAACAAATAGCTGCGACTACCCTTTGCAAATTACCTGGACTTTCCCGTGCACATATAGAACCCATGGGCGGAACGCCTGAACAAAGTCGTGCATACTGTTCAGAAGATGGAGATTTCTGGGAATGTGGTTCTTTACCTGAACCAGGTAAAAGAAATGACCTTCAGGATGCGGTGGATAAGATAAGACAGGGACACTCTTTAAAGAAGTTGGTGGAAGAAGGTCACGGGGCTACGGTGGCAAAATACTACAAAGGATTAACTGTTGTTAGAAGCCTCGCGGCACCGCAGAGGACATCCGCAAGCCCACCTCCAAAAGTTATATGGCTCTTCGGTCCCACTGATGTCGGGAAAACACATACCGCGCTTGTTATCAGTGAGAAATACTTTGGGGGAGATTATTGGATATCAAACCGTAATGGTAACTGGTTTGATGGTTATGATGGGCAACAGGTTGCCATCATCGATGACTTCCGCTATAACTGGGCTCCCTATGCAACCATGCTCAGATTACTCGATAAGTACCCCTACAGAGAAGAATTTAAGGGAGGGTTCGTTAATTGGACTCCCACTGTCATTTTCATTACATGCCCCTTCGACCCAGAAGAATGTTACAATGACATGCAAAACTTCAACAAAGATAATTTCAAACAGCTCGAAAGGCGCATTACCAAAGTTGTCAACATCAAGTCTAGAGTGCAAGGAGATTCTGCAATCGAGCGAGTCTTCGAGCTCATCTCTGGAGGACCTGCTGCAAGAACAGATGGACTACTGGAATTGGCAGGAACAGATGTTGCTGGAGAAGAACTCCCCATGGGAGAACCTGTAAGTGAAGCAACTCCTGTGATAGATCTTACTTCGGATGATGAGGAATTGTATTGTGCACCAACACAGTTGTACAATTCTGACATTGATGATCCTGAAGAAGAGGAGAAAGAAGAACCGGTCTTGCCCCTGAATAAGACCCAATTTATTAGGAACC